GTCCTAATCGTGCACCTCCACTGGAGCTATTAGAGCTCCGTGAAGGCACTCGGCCTCCATTAGGGTCGGATTTCCGACCCCCCCAGTCTTATCTTACTAGACTGGGGCCCACCCGCGCTTGATGCTGACGGCAACGGGACGTCCAGAACGTTCCAAGTGCCCCTCAGTGGACGGCAATCCACCTTGTTTGAGGAAGAACTTGAGCAAGGCACCCTCCGAGTCCAATCTGTTGATCGGAATCTCGGTAGAGTCATACCAACCAAACTTTTCAGGATGGTGAGTATGCTTGTTGAGCCGAGAACCCCCGATAGGGAGTTCTTTCTGATCGACCCAACGGCCAAGCAAAGGACTGGTCTCACTTACCTCCGGGTAACATCCGAGGATGTTTTCCAGAAGGTTGTCCAGATATTGGACAGTAACCCTGAAGCCTCTTTTAAAGAGGTTGTTTCTCAGGGCTACTGTGGAGACCAATTCTTTCACGTCTCGGCGCGATTCAGGCATTCTGGTAGAGCATTTTATGACTGTTAAGTCATGCCCTTTCCAGTAATCCCGACCACAGCTCTCTCTGAAATTACCAGTCCAGAAAGATTTGTGGGCATTCACTTTGAAGCCGAAAGCCTCGAGTGTCTGCATCACGCTCTCCGCGTATTCTACAGGGACAATAATGTCATCCCCATAGACGCGCACCTGACCTTGCAGGGCTAAAACATCCCGCTCGGTCATCTTGATACCCTTGGCCCTTGCAATTCCCATGAAGCATATGGTTGTGAAAACCATGACTTCAATAGGGAACGTGAGGGCCGATCCCATGGAAGCGTACTTGACTAGAGGGATTACTCCATAGCCAGGTACATCCGCTTTCGTCGACCTGCAGGCTTGCACAGCCTCAGAGAGGTGTGTATAGCCATGAAGCAGTGTCTTCGTCAGCTGATTCGAGACTCTGTCACTCGCTTCGCTCAAATCGAGCGTCGCGAGATCAGCCGAAATGGATCCTCGTTTAGCAAGGAGCTGATTAGGCTCCTGGTCGGTAAAACCGACAAAATGACGTGCAACGAAGTCGCACTCCATTTTCTTGACGAGAGACCCTGCGACAGCCTGTTGTGCATATTGCATGGCTGTCGGCTCGACCGCGATTAAACGCGGAGTCTTGAGCGTCTTGGGGACGGCTACGACCCTTACGGGTCGCTCGTCCCCGGGATCCAGAAATCGGACACGATCGAGGTTTTGGTAAAACCTCGGATTAGGAAGGAGATAATCCACCGAAGCGAATCCCCCTTGCTCCAACCGCCAAGTCCACTCAGTCTGATTGAACTTTTGGTTTCCCTCAAGTCTATCAGCTGTCTTTCCTGGCCCGTGTTTCGGCGTCAGATTCCCAGTATCGATCTCGCGATCAATACTGTGAAGAACCCTGCCAAAAAGTAGGCGAGAATAACGTAGGAACTCAAGGCTATCAGCCAAAGAAATGTTCCTACTCGCCTCCTCCAATTCCTGCTCGACTCGAACATATGAGTCAAACGCATCTGCAATCCTCTCCGTTGTACAGGGGAGGAGGATCCTCTTATTGAACAGGCAGATCTGCCTGATCGCAAAGATGGCATCCGCGCTAGCATGCTCGAGCAGGGCACCAGATTGTGTGTCGAACACCTGAGCAAAGAAACCTCCGAGAAATCGGGGGAGCCTGCCAGACCTCTTAAATCCGAGGAACTGGTCGTGCTCAATTTTACCTACTGCGAGAGCTCTTTCGAACTCTTTAGCAAATGTAGGCAGGGTAATCGTCAAAAACGACAACCCTTCATGTTCGACACGTGCCGTGGCTGTTACCAGGTCACGGCTGGTGCTTACGCGACACCACTCACCCAGTTCTTGGGTGAGTACCCTCCAGAGCAGCATGGGGCTTTTCATCGTCCGCCTTTCAAAAAGGTTGGGCGAGTCCTTGTCCCTGATTTACTACTGACCCTGTTGGTGATACCTAGCCGGTTGGCTAGGTCAGCTCTCCCCACCGATAAGCTTGGTGAGGTTAGCGCCGGTGCTGGCAGAGAGGTTGGCGATGAAGCCATCCGCAACCGCCTTAGCCGTCGCCGTGTCGTAGCCATTCGGCGTGTCAACCACGAGATAAACACTCATGGACTGACTCACGTTCTGGCCGGACACGAGTGGATTCGCGACAAGCGTGTCCACCTGGAGCTTGATCTGGTGACGGGTGCGCTTACCGTAAGAGTGGTTCACACTCATCTGGTGCGCACGGTCGGCCGTTGCAAAACGGCCTCCCGCCTCGGTAGAACCGGTGCGGTTCAGGGTCTTTGCAGACCCCGAAATCGTCACAGACTGCGGGTCAGTAAACATGGGACGTTACTCCTTCTGGGTGTTGGCCTTTTGTAAAGGCCATGTTGTTGACTCAGAATCTCTGTTTGAGACGCTGAGGTACTGCCACCTTCACTGGGGTAGTTGCTTCGGCGCGCGGGTAATACCCAACGCTGCCAGGATCGCCCATTGTCGAATTGAGAAACTCGACTCAAGCAATCCGAATCCGAATGGAGTCGCTTTACGGCGCATCTTCCGTTCACCGGAGAACACGTCACGGGAGTACGGAGGGTGTCCTAAGGTTGTCCCCTGTAGGGGCTTAACCAAGTTCACCCGCTCATACTTCCTGGAGTTTTGCTCCATGACGTAGCCGTAACGCAGGACTAGCCCGTCTTGCTGGAACGCGGACACATTGTGAAAAACTGTGCCCACGTTGGTAATCCAGTCGACGAGCCAGGACCATGGTGCTAGGTTCCATACAACCTCTGGCGTTAGCTCGAGGCCATACAGGTGTCTAGCTTCTGTTGCAATCCTACTCACTTCCGACATTCTGTCGGGTTCAAAGTGGTAGGTGTAGCAACCCGAAAACCACTGTGTGCGCGTTTGGCGCTCAGTGATTCTGAACCATGGCATCCCGTCAAAGAAGTAGTTCTGTATCCCTGAAGGATACGTCTGTCCGTTGCTAAATTCACGGACGTCTACTACTTCAGACGGAAGGGATCGCTTTCGATGCACGTCTCTACCTGAATCTCGCTCCAACTGCTGCAATATGGACTCTTGGTCCATGATCGCTTTAGCCGCAGCTTTCAGGTCAGACACGATAGGCTTCCACCCGAATTGGTAACTCAGGTAGTCCCCGGCTAAGCCGCGGAAAAAGCCGACTCGATCTTTCAGCAAGCTAGAGCCTATGAGGTTGGGTAAGCCCTCCCTGTAAAGCTCCGCTAAACTGACTGATGCATCGAGCATGGGATTTGTTGGAATCGTCTCAGCAATGAATTTACTTCCAGGGACCGTGAGAGTATCGCTACTCGCCGGCACCCAGTTGTAACAATCCAAAGC